CGCCGCTGCGCAACTGCTGAGCTTCGGGGGCTGACCAGATGGCGAAATCATGGTTCCACTACACCGAATGCACAACCGAGCAGGCCGATGAACTTCAGCGGCAGTACCAGCGGCGCGGGGTAGCCGTAACGCGCAGCCTTAATCGTGATTACCTCACCTGGACCGTCAGCGTTGAGCGGCAGGAGGTGAAGTACCTCGAGCCCACGCCGCGTACGTTCCGCCAAAAGGTCTGGGGTGAGCATGGCTGATTTACGCAAAGCGGCCCGCGGCCGCGAATGTCAGGTGCGGATCCCCGGCGTGTGCAATGGCAATCCTGAAACATCCGTTCTGGCGCATATTCGCCTGGCTGGACTGTGCGGTACCGGCATAAAGCCGCCTGACCTGATCGCCACCATCGCATGCAGCAGCTGCCACGACGAAATAGACCGACGCACCCGCCTGGTGGATGCGGAATATGCAAAGGAGTGCGCGCTGGAAGGCATGGCCCGCACGCAGGTTATCTGGCTGAAAGAGGAACTGGTGAAGGCATGAAGACTTACAACATCACGCTGCCGTGGCCGCCGAGCAATAACCGCTATTACCGGCACAACCGCGGGCGCACGCATATCAGCACCGAAGGGCAGACCTACCGCGACCGCGTCACCCAAATCATCAAAGACGAGATGCTGGATATAGGAATCACCGCGGCGGTAAAGATCCGCATTGAATGCCACATGCCTGACCGCCGCCGCCGGGACCTGGACAACCTGCAGAAGGCTGCATTCGACGCGCTGACCAAAGCTGGGTTCTGGCAGGACGACCAGCAGGTTGACGATTACCGCGTAAAACGGATGCCGATCGTCAAGGGCGGCAAACTGGAATTGACCATCACCGAGCTGGAGCCAGCATGAAACCAGAACTGATCGAATCGCTTCGCATGCGCTGGCTGCGCCTCCGCATTTATCGCCGCCCGGGTACGGTGCTGGTGGACTATCGCATCCTTCGTAACTTTATTCGCATATACCTGATGGCAGGAGCTGCAACATGATCACTCAAGACCTGGAATTTGTACGCCAGCAGCTCATCGTTGCGACTGCAGATCTGAGCGGGGCGACGAAAGGGCAGTTGATGGCCTGGCTGGAGAACGCCCAGTTCGACACGAAGACCTTTAAGCGGAAGAAGCCCAAAGTTTGGGACGAAGAAAGCGAGAAATGGGTGCCGGTTGATAACCCGCCGATCCCCGGCAAACAGTCACACGCGAAGGGCTCGCACATTCCTCTGGTTCAGCCGGTCGAATACTCCACAGCATCGTGGCGCCGGGCGGTCCTGTCCCTCGAGGAGCACCAGAAAGCATGGCTGCTCTGGAACTACAGCGAAAACACGCGCTGGGAGAACCAGGTGGCGATCACCCAATGGGCCTGGGCCGAGTTCAGGGCGCAGCTGGGCACCAGGAAAATTGCCGGCAAGACCATGGACAGGCTGAAGGCGTTAATCTGGCTGGCGGCTCAGGACGTCAAAGAGGAACTGGCGGGGCGTGACGTTTATCAGCAGCAGGATCTCGCAGCACTGTGCGAAGTGAAGCCGGACAACTGGAGCCATAACTACGTTGATTACTGGCGCACCATGCGGGCAATCTTCAGACGACTTGATAACGACTCTCTACTTTGCGCAGTGAGAACACGATCACAACATAAATCAGTAAATTCGCAGCAAGGTATTGCAAAAGTCAATCAAATGCGCGATATTTGAGTCTACTTTGATATGCTGCCAAAAATACATCGGCGGCACAAATGAAAGCCTCGCACTGCTGCGGGGTTTTTTTATTAGTAAAGAACTAATTTTTTCTGATAGTTGTCCGATAACACTTCCGGTGCTATCAGGTTTGGTTATTCCCTTGTCGAAACCTTGCTTGATAGATGAGTTTGAGTTGTTTTTAAAGGGATGTGTATGGGACGAAACCTTTCAAATTCGCAATTAAAAATACAAAATTCCGTAAATATTAAATCTTGGATTTTTGGTGCTCTTTCCGCAGGTGTCTTGGCTTTTATAGCTATACATTTTCTTCCTAAGGACTCATTTCTACGTATTTCTAGTTTGATAGCATTTACCGGTATTGCGTTAGTCCCTGCTCAAAAAATCATCTATCACGTTTTGGCTGCTGATTCCCGGTGCAAGTCCTGCAATACAAATTTTTCTGTTAAACGTGTTGATTCATTAAAGGAATTTATTTCCGCGATACCGCGTAAAAACATCAAGAATATGGGAATAGTCGGAGGTCATGGCCCTGACGTAGGTAAGCAAATCATACTGCATGAATCTTGGACTGAAGAACGTTACAAAATTACAGATACCTTTGCTTGTGTAGAATGTGGTGACACGCACTCGTCTTCCCGCGTAACCACACAGCGAACAGGATATACAAGTACAAAAGTACGCAAATAGTAATTTATCTTTGTTGGTTTCTTATGAAGGCTGCTAAAAGCAGCCTTTTTCATTTCCGGCTCAAGAAATAATACTCAGTAAACCTCTTTGTCAAATCGTCCTTAGGGCCTGATTCCTTTCAAACTCACAACACCCGCTAATTACGCGAGGTGAGAGCATGTATCGAATGGACAAAATAACCACCGGCGCAGCTTATGGCGCCTCTGCGGGGAGCGTGTTGAACGGCATTCTTAACGCATACAGCCCTGAGCAGTGGAACGCCATCGGCGTACTGGTGGGCATAGTAGTTGCTGTTCTTACGTACCTGACAAATTTGTACTTCAAGATCCGCGAAGAAAACCGTCGCAACAGGAGCCGGCATGAACCCGACATTGAGGAATAAGCTGGTGGCCGCGATCGCTGGCGGTTCGGGGGCTATTACGATTGCAGCAGTGATGCTGGGCAATGCTGACGGGTTGGAAGGGCGACGGTATTACGCGTATCAGGATGTCGTTGGCGTCTGGACTGTATGCGACGGGCACACTGGTGCTGACATTCGCCGCGGTCACCGTTACACCGACAAAGAGTGTGATGCCCTGCTGCAGTCAGACCTGCGCAAGGTGGCAGCGGCCATTGATCCGCTTATTAAGGTTCGTATCCCTGAGACGACGAGGGCGGCGCTCTACTCATTCACCTACAACGTTGGCGCTGGTGCTTTCAGCAAATCCACGCTGCTGAGAAAACTTAACGCCGGTGATGTGCCGGGGGCCTGCAAAGAGCTTCAGCGCTGGACCTATGCTGCTGGCCAGCAATGGAAAGGCCTGGTCACCCGACGCGAGACAGAGCGTGCGGTCTGCGAGTGGCAGCAAAAGCCGCAACTATTCAACGGTGGCGCCGGGCCGCTTAAGCCCAGCGTCCAGGCATCTGCACCAGGGGGGTTCTGATGAGACTGCATTACCTCATTGCTATCGCAGTATTCATCCTCTGCCTGTTCGGCGGGGCTTGCTGGTCAGCTTGGTATTACAGCGACAAAGCCAGCCGTGAAAATGCCCGGGCTGATAGCGCAGAGCAGCAGGCCGAATCGGCAAATATCGTCACCGCCAACATAATTCAGGCCGTGAACATCATCAACGCCATTTCAGAGGCCAACCAGGATGCAAAGAACAAGATCGTACTGGAGTCACAGAGAGCCGAGGCTGACATCAAAACTGCTGTTGCGGATGATGATTGCGCTCATCGGCCTGTGCCTTCTGCTGCTGCTGACCGGCTGCGGCAATTCGCGGACAGTCTACGTACCGGTTCCGGTAGTGCCGCTTCCGGTAAACCTGACAGCTGAGACACAACAGCCAGCCATTCCCGAACCATTGACCTATGGGGCCAGTCTGGATCTGAATGTGAGCCTGCTGTCGGCGCTGGGTCAGTGCAACATCGACAAGGTCAGCATCCGAAAAATTGAAGAATCACGGGCCACGCAATAACGGGGCTTTTTACTAACTGAGGAAACCTGATGAGCGAAGCAAAACCACAGGATGGCAGCACCGTTAAGGGCTACCGCACGTTAACACCTGGCGACATTGAACGTATGAACCGCCTGAAGGACGTCAGTCGTCACTTCTGCAACCTGCTGGATACCGAGCGCAGCGAGCTGCTTACTGTCCGTAATGGGCCAGCAATGCTGAGCACTGAGCAGGCACGTGAGATTGATGACGCACTGCGCTGCCTGTCTATTGCCCGCACCAAAATGCAAGAAGCCTGCATGTGGGCCTGTCGTGCAGTAACACGTCCTGACTCTGATTGTTAAGCCATTCCAAAGCTCATCTGCGGGTGGGCTTGATAATTGCCGCTTAAATGACTAGGGATAAAATTGCCTCTGAAATATGGTAGGTAAAACCTGACATTCAGC